GGTGACAAATAGCCATCTCTGTCTGGAATGCCAAGTTCTCTTTGTTTTTCAGCAAACGCAAGCATTTGCTCAGCTATTTCTTTGTATAGCTCATGAGTTTCTTTTCTTGGTTGACCTAGTCCGTTTACAGAGTTATCGCCCTTGTAAGGGCTAAGCTCAGTAGCACTCTCATTTGGGTTTGACGACACCATCTCTGAGAACTTAAACGTGGTTCCGTAGACTTCTTGACCATACTCTTGTGAATCTAAGCCACAGGTAATGCCTTCAGACCACTTGCCCTTAGTTACTCCTGGGCCACAATAGTCATTAGTAGGAATTGCAATAACTTGGAAATCATCTCCACCGTACTTATCTTGAAGCCATTGGAGAACTTCCATTTGATTAGCGTTGCCGCAGCCGACGGTTGTATTCGTCAACAAGGTTACTTTGCCTTTAAATTGACTTAAGAAGTCAGGAGAGCCCTCAGCTGAGTTAAGAGGGATGTCGTAAATTGATTTCATAGGGTTGATTGTACCTCGTCGTTATGGTTGTCTAGGTCCTGTATGCTTTGTTATTTCCCAAAAGAAAGGGCATGTAAAACGTAAGCCGCTTTTTACCTCAGTAACCCCATGGATGTAGTTTTTGTCACCTGGGAAGAAGTAAGCAGCGCCTTTTTTAGGCTTAAACTGCACACCCTGTAGTGGGAAATACAGCTCTCCGCCCTCATAGTCATCATTTAAATAAAACAAACTTGATAGGTCATAGTTTGGAAAGTCGTTAGGTGTTCCAGCGTCGGGGCCCTCGTGGAGCTCTTTATCAGCGTGTGGTTTTTGAAACTGCCCAGGAAGCCATTTAACAATAGTTGTCCCAGTTGGTATAACTTCTACCTGGTAGAACTCTTCAATAATTGGTCGTAGTCTTTGAAATAGCCCAGCAATTACTGGAGATATCTTTGGGTCATTTTTATCTAAAGTTGGCTGAGTTGCGACTCGGTCTTTCCAATAATCTGAGTCGTAGGTAACGGTCCCATTCTCATTTGTATGGCTTTCCGTAACATCCCAAATTGTTAAAGACTTAGCAGCTTTTTCTAAGAACTCTATCTCTTCTTGGGTCATGAAGTTTTCTAGCTCAACAATCATGTCTTTGCTATCCCCAAACCAGCCTGATGGAGTTATAGATGGGGTTCTTTTTACTACGGTATACGAATCTTTGTTTTGTTCCATGCTCATAGTGTATCCCTTTTCGTTTTATCTATTACCCCTAATTTTAGGGTCTTTACTTCATGAGAGCCTAGGCTTTCTTCTCTTTCGTTTACAGCGTCTCTGTACCAATCTGTCCATTTTCCAGAAGAGTTTACTTTTTGTGCAGCCTCTCCGTAAGAAATGTTTGCATTTAATCGTTTGCTACCTGGGTCTTGGTACTCAACAACCTCAATGTTTGTTCCATTTAACTTTGACAAAGATATTGGGATAATTGTGGCAACTGGGGTTCCAGCCTTAATAACTACCCTTTTATTTGCAATCTTTGCCTTGATAGCTAAAGGCAAAGGGTTGTCGTAAAAAGATGTGCTGATTAGGGACGACATAGTTTCAAACTCATCACTAAAATAATTTACTGGGTTAATAGTAAAGATACTGACATCTTCATCTGTCCTAAAAACCAGTCCCGTGTTTAAGCTTATAGAGGATTGACCTCTACCAGAGTAAGCCCCTTCTGGACTAAACACTTGGACACGGTCTGGTGTTTGGTCGTTTATTCCATCCCAAATAAACTCAATGTCCTGTAAGCACGATAAACTCCAGCCAATTACATTTGACTGGGTTACTGGAAAACACCTGTAAGCGTGATTCTCTGACGTTGCATCCATCCAGTCTCTTTTAATGGGCATAGGTTGGACATCAAAGAGAGCCCCGTGTGTTTTTTCAACTGAGATGTTGAACATTAATCTGATTCTGCGCTATACATCTCTGGAGTATGAAACTTTTTGCTGTAGTCAAGCATTGTCACAATAGAGTATTTGACGCCAGAAGTCACTGGCATTGCTTGATGTGGGTACATAAAATTTGATGGAAAAATAAACAGGTCCCCAGCATCTGCTTTAACCTTTAAGTTCTGTAACCTAAAGTAAAGCTCGCCACCTTCGTAATCATCGTTTGGATACCCAACTAAAGAAACTGTACAGTTGTAAGAAAATCCATGGTCATGGTGCTCCATAAAGTGTTGTCCTGGACCATACTTAATGAAGTTGAATGCTTCCCAATACTTTAAATTGTTAATGTTGTACATTCTGCAGTAGTCTTCAACCGCAGGTAACTTAACGTCATACAAATCTTGCCACAAAGCTTGAAGATTTAAGCTGACCTGACTCTTGTCATTTTCTATATCAGTCTTCTTAAATTTAAAGTCGTTGCAGTCTCTGTACTCTGGCATAAGCTGCCTATACCCAACGTACGCTGGTTGCCAAGCATACCCAGTCATATCTCCTTCTGGCTTAAGGTTTGCTTCAATTCTACCTATAACATCAATGTCTTTATTGATGACGCCCTTATAGCAAAAGATGCCACTACCTAAATCAACTTTTTCTGTCCATGTTTGCATTGCATTCTCCTATTTGTAGTCTCGTTTTGACCAAACTTTGGTTTGGTATACGCCGCCATCAGGCTGACGGTAAAATTGCATGTTCTTTACTAATTTATCATACATTGTAGATTGGTCTGGAATGTCTATTTTGTGTTCCCAGTTTTCTCGTTTAAACGGGAGAACCTGCATATACGGAGTTCCTTCTGGGATGGTACCTTCCCAACCTTCTGGAAGAAAGAATGGAAAAGTTCCAAGTAAGTGAAGCTTGTCTGAGTCTACAACGCCAGTAGTGTTTAGGAACGGTAAGTCAAACCTATTCATTGGTGTCATAAACAGTGCGCTGTATCCCTCTGGAAGTTCTAGTCCCCAAGGAGAGCTCCAAGCAAAATGAGTTTGATAGTATCCTTTTGGATGCTCAAACTGTGGCATTGGGGGCCTTTGGGTACAGAAGTCTTGGTACTTAGGGTTATTGATTTTTACATCTATGATTCCTTGAGTATTTTTATAGAAAGTTAAATCGCACGGTGTTTTAAAGATGTACCCAGTTGTAAAGGCGTCCATAATAGCTGGGCACGCTTTCCATGTAGGAATTTTTCCATAATCATCTGTTGTACCCTCTTTAGGAAATGGGCAAATTTCTTTTGGAGCTTTGTAATATTCTCCGTTTGGCATTTTTGCAAATCTGTCTGCATTTTTATACCAGGCAGGCATTTGCGTCTGTGTCGGTACTGGAACAGAGATATGCTTTTTATCTATCCACGGCCTAAATGACCTAAATATGGCTACTAAAGCCATTACTTGTGCCCTAACTCGTTAATGTCTGTCATCACAACAACGCAATATTTTGTACCTGAAACCATCGGCAGAGAAGCGTGCTCATAAATATAGTTTGATGGGAATACTGCAATGTCCCCTACTTTTGGCTTATAAACTAAGTTATCAAGTCTTGGGAACTTAAGGTCTCCACCTTCATAATCATCATTAATATAAATAACCGCAGATACTGTGCAGTTGTATGCAGGACCGTGGTCTGCGTGAATGTTGAAGTGAGTCCCTGCCCCCTCATACTTTACAAAGTTAAAAGCTTCGTAATATACGACGTTAATACCCCAATACCTAGCATAGTCGTCTATACAGTACTTAAGCTTTTGGTATATCTCCTCATGCAAGTCTATAAGTTCAGCGTTTGACTCATCTCTTGGCCCAAGGTTCTCCTGCTTATACTTAAAATCTACACAGTCTCTTGCCCGCTTAACTGGGACAGCAGATTGTGTAACTTGCGCCTCTGACCACTTATATTTGTTGCCTGATGATAGATTGGACTCAAGAGTGTTAATGTATCTTGCGGCATCTTCACGTGAGAAAGTGTTTTGGTAGAGGTGTAGTCCCAAACCTAAATTTTTAACACTTACTTTATCGTCTAGAGCTCTTTCAGGAACTCTATTTGATGCAGTCTCTGACCTATCTTTTGTAAACCAGATATTTTCATTTTCATTGTGCATTTTTTGCCTTCCTATAATCTAATTAAGTGACTGTCTTTTCCATTTTCCAATAGGGCATTCTGCATCTGCAAGCGTTGTTTTTAACGGCATAATGCACCCGCATAGTTTACAGCTTTTTGTAATTTTAATGAGGTTTTCACAAGACATGCATTCATCAAGTCTTTTTTTAATAATCTCCTGGTCATCAAGCTTTTTACCAGAATCAATTAAGTGCCAAGGCCTTGAGTCTCCAAGAGCCTCTTTCCATTCACTCCATTTAGACATAGGTTACTCTGGAGACGTAAAGGTTGTGCCGTCCCAGATAGAACCGCGATTAACGGTTTGGCCCTCTGGTACTCTAAGAAGAATAACTTCTTGTGCAAAAGCAGCGGCATTCATCAAATCTGTGTGACCACCTTTTGGGGATACTGTTGTTAAGAACATGGTGTTATCTACTAGGAAAGAGTACTTTCCCCAGTCAGGGGTATCGTTGTACCTTTCAGGCCTCTCTCCTCCCACAAAAGCTTCACCATCCCAAACTGCCCCAGGGTATACATTTTCAATGTCTGTAGTAACCATTGTTGTTATTGGAAGACCGCTATCTAGCGCATTCTCAATGCGCTGAATTAGAGGGTCCGCATTAGGACTCTCAAGATGCAGCATATTAAAGACTTCGTACGAGTCTTCAGATATTTTTGTTGCAAATACATATGTGTTCATCAAGTGCTCCTTTTGTAGTTACTTAATAAATATACCATATCTTAGAAAGCGCACGAACAACCGCACCCTGCACCGAAGTCATACAGACAGTAGAAACAGTCTGACCCACAGCCACCAAATGATGGGAAGGATGGTGGGAAGAATGGTGGGAAGAATGGTGGGAAGAATGGGAAGAATGGTGGGAAGAATGGTGGGAAGAATGGTGGGAAGAATGGGAAGAATGGTGGGAAGAATGGTGGGAAGAATGGTGGGAAGAATGG